GAAATTGCTTAATGTCGATAGATCCTGGTACTTTGTCAAGCGCTGCTATCAGGTAACCCTCATTATCTCTCAGTACTGGAAAAGGTTTACCTGTTAGCATCATATCATATCGTCTACCAACATAGTCCGCCGATAGTTCCAACGTTATATGAAGAACATTGAAGTTATTCATCGCTGCATTGAATCCGAGGGATGATAGTGCCCATGACTTACCAACTCCACTAGGTGCTACTATAACTCCAATCTCACCACCACCAAGGCCACCATCGGTTATATTATCGATAGCATGCATGTAGGTGCGTTGTGGACTCCGTATGTTCTCTAATCGGAGAGATACGTGCTCTTTCCAGTTATGACCTATGTCCTTAGACATACCTGCCTTCATGGCAGTATCTATTTTTATCTTTATAGTATCATAGTCACCACGTTTGAGTAAGTCGGCTGATTCAATAATTGCCATCTTTAACTTTTGATTTTTACAGAATGTTTCAAATTGGTCTTTGATAAATTCTAAATCATCTAAGTTTTTTGAAGTGTATATATTCTTTAAATCATTCTTAACCGTGTCCGCAAATGAATCAACTGAAATGCCTTTTACTTCGAGTGAATATACATCAAGTGTAATAGATTTTTTATAAACCGTAAAGTATTCAACTGCAGTTCTAACTATCCATTGATGCGAGTCGGATTCGAAATAATCGGTATCTAGAATTTCTAGAACATCTTGAAGGAACTGAGAGTCATGTATCAGAGAATATATGATTTTTACTTGAAATGCTTTCCCAAACTCAGCAAGAGTATCTATGTATTTTGTCATTTAATGGATGCTAAAGAAGGTTTTTGACAACCACTCAGGGGCATTCCGCAATGCATGAGTTAGTCCGTCTTTTTGTAACTTAACTAAAAATTTCATTTTATTTAACCCTGCTATTGGTTCTTCCACACATCCACGAATCCGTGTTTTGATATCTATTGGAAAGTTAAATAGCTTTAAGTTCATAAGTTTATCATTTCTTTCAATGATGTCAAAACTCGTAATCAAATTTTTGATTGCCTTTGGTTTATCAATAACTTCATTTAATTTTTTTTCAAACTCATCAATACTCAATGGAGTATCGTTTATTAAATACGATAGATGCTTTTGAATGGTCTTTGGGCCAATTCCATGGACTCCATTAATGTTATCCGATTTATCCCCCTCCATAGTTCGTTTAATAACCATGTTACATGGATGTACTAGGTATTCTTTAATAACACTATCTACGTCATATAACTTTTTTTTGGTGGGTGAATACACGAATGTGTTATGATTTATTAGCTGAAGAAAATCTTTATCAGTCGACATGATATAAGTATCATCCTCGGTGTGATAGTGTTCATTAATGTATGCAATCACGTCGTCGGCCTCCACTCGGTCTACTATGATAACTTGGATAGGTAGCATTTCTAAGTAGGAAGATAATGCAAACATTTGTTCTTTCATGTTTAACAGTTTCTCTTCCTCCGTTGCGAAGTCTTCTTGACGATTCATACGAATTGTCATCTTACGACCTGCTTTGTATTCTTTTAAAATACTTTTACGTCTACTAGAACCACCTTTACCATCAAATACGCAATATATTTTATTAATATCTAACATTCGAACCACGGAACCTAAACTTAATAGACTTCCTATGACGCCACCCACAGGAATTCCATTAATGTCAGTTGCAGGACTTGTTGAATATGCTCTAAAAAATAAATTTAGTGCATCTACAATGAGAACTCTGCTCATACATCAACCCGCATCGTCTATAAACTCAATTTCAGTAGAGTCCACGTCCAATTCGTCTGATCTGTATTTCATGACCATCACCGCACAAATTTCAGTATAAAACTTCTTTTTTAATGTATCATCTGATTCCATTAATTTGGTAAAGTCTTTTGCCTGAAATCTATACTCTTGTATGACTTCTCCTGTAGTTTCATCTGCTAGATCATATGAATACCATGCACCACCTGATTTAATAATACTGAAGAGTTTCAATGCTTTAAGCCAAGATGAGTAGTCATCTATACCTCGATCAAAATAAATCTCGAAGTCTGCTTCTCGTTGCGGTGGCCCCATTCGGTTTTTCATAACGATAGCACGAGTCTGCACACCAATAACGGAGTCTGTACCATTGACTTTCTTTTTAATCTTACCAATTGCTTTGAGACGGATACGTACTGATGCATGAAATGCAAGTGCCTTTCCACCTGATGTGGTATATTTGTCACCAAACATAACTCCCATCTTCTCTCTTAGCTGATTAGTAAATACTAATAAGATACTTTGCTTTCCTATCATGTTTGTAATCTTTCTCATCGACTTTGACATGATAAGTGCTTTAGCAGTCGCATAGCCATCCTTTCCGTAATCAGAATCCATTTCTATTTCAGTAGATGCTGCAGCAACCGAGTCGACGACGATTGTAACCAATCTATCTTTCTCAGATGCTCTAACTTTTTCTATGATAGTTTCGATAGTTTCGAATATACGTTCTACTGTATCAACTCCGATATATAACAATTGTGTCACATCAACCCCAATTGCACTTAGGTACTCTTGGGATACTGAGTTTTCGGTGTCAATGTAGACCGCAACTCCTCCTTTTTTTTGCGTATTCGCAAGAAGGTGTGCAGACATTAGTGACTTTCCAGACGCCTCGAGACCTGATAACTCTGCTATTCTACCAACAGGCAAACCTCCGTTTGGTCGGTTGGCAATTGCTAAGTCAAGTATTGAACTGCCTGTAGAAACCCAGTCTTTAACTTCAGCTGGAGATTCTTGCGTAGTACCTAAGTTATATGCAATTGTCTCGCCTTTGTATTTTTTATTGATACCCTCAGCGAGGATATCAATTAATAAATCATCTTTATCCATCTAGTTTAATTAAGAATTAAATAATGAATCGAATGCGTCTTCTACGTCACTTGTGATTTGTTTCTTAGGTGCGGTAGTCGACTGCTGTACCACACCTGACTTAAAAGGAGCACTATCGTCACGTAACTCAGCCGCTGTCTTTGCTTCTTCATTAACTTTAACTGCATTGTCTGATGTGGCAGTTCCATCTGTAATACTATCGTCATCTACATTCAGATATGCAGTGAGTTCGAGTTCCAACTCCGAAAAAGTCTTTGCCTCATATATGTCTGATACTATAATCTGTTCGTCGAACATAGACTTTAATTTGGCAGCATCGTCGAATGCGAGTGATGGATTTGGTTTAACACGAATCGTTGTCTTTGGATATCCAGTTTCTGGCTTCTCAAACTCAACAACAATGTCACGACCCTCTTTAATATCTGTGATGTCACCATAATCTGGATCAGCAATGTATCCGAGTAATTGCTCGTACACAAGTTTACCAAATGCCCAATACTTAATTCCCTCACTTTCTTCACCACGCACTAGCACAGGAACATGAGTTCGCATCTTTGGTTCGAACTTCTTACTTTGTTGGTAAGATTCTTTATCACCCGTTTTCCGTAGATTCATAGAGAAATCGTAGATAGGGTCTGATAAACCATACGATCTCGGTGACACGATGGTCTTACCATTAAAGTCATAGTGAAAAAACATTTCAATAAATGGATTCTCAGGTGTTTCTTTATAAGGTAATATACGAACGGTTTGCTTTCCCTCGGATGGTTTCCAAAGATTTGCAGTTTTACTGTTCTTATTTTGAAGTTTATTTAACTTCGCCTTAATGGCATTGATATCTAATCCCATAAGTGTGCCTCAATTGTTATTTTTTATTTGTTAATTGTTAATTGTTAATATAACACATATATATCATGTATCAAAAATTTCATATAGATTGGTTTTTCGTTCAACCAATCCATTGGAATCCGTCAATAATACAGAGTTTCTATAGTTATTCCAAATTATTCGATATCTACTGTCAACTTTACCTGTAACTGCCTTTGAGATTTCATTGATTGCATTGATGGTGTAGATCGTATTGCTCTCTTTCTTTCGATGAACTAGCATTGTCTTGGGTGGTTTATTTGCATAGTTCATCTTGTGAATATTATATGTCAGATATATTATGTTTGGATTATCCACCGACTGTAATGTAAATATTCTGCCATCTATTGGGGTGAAATATGAGAGCACCTCTGTAACAGACGATGTTAGTGTATCTACGGTCGAGAATGTTAGTAGTAATTGTATATTCATTTATATGAGTCCATTGTATTTGACCGATAGATTGTAAAATTGCCCTAGCTTACGCTTACCTGGATGACCTGCCTTGTTTGTTCGAGTAGACATTTTTAATATAATCTCACTCGATTCGGATGACAACTTGATGAACCAATCTTGCTTGCCCGTGTTGGATTCATATGCAGTAACATCTACGACACCATCTATGAACTCTCCTAATACACCTTTATCAGATAGCACTTCGCAGTTAGAGTCAAGTGCTTTGACCGTTATAGTAGGAGTGTCAAGTGTTTGATGTAAAATTTCAGACTTAATATATGAAACTGCCGTCCTCGGGTTTTCGTTAATCAAATTAATCAAGTACTTTTTTATAGTTTTTAGTTGTTTGTTATAATAAGTATTGTATAACTCGTTATTAGTTGCAGAAAACTCTTTCAGCATGGTTTGAGTTACAGTTCGATTGGATGCGTCATACCCATCGTGCGGTGATATTGTGTCTAACTTTGAATATACTTTATCATATAATTCACTGCGGAGTTGTAGTAATAAATCAGTGCGTTCAAAGAATTTGAATATTGGTTTTACGTAGGTGTTGAGTAGTGGTTCGGCTGAGCTTTTCGTTCCTGCCTTTAAGCTAATACCAAGCAACTCATTAGTGTCTTTGTATTGAATGTATATATCACCTGCATTGGATCGTGACACCCCATTCGGTTTAGTTCGATACCCCCAATATACATTACATATCGGACGCTGTGCGTCCATGGTATATAAGAATTTAGTAATTCCTATTGCATTTTTTATCTTTTCTTCGTACTTCGAACTAGTCTTAGTACGAGTAATCATATCAGATAAAGCTTTCTTATCCGATGCAAATACACAGTTTAATAGTGAAACATCGACACTTTCAATAAACTCATAAAATGAATCAATATTGGTCGGATGATACCCAAGTTCAAATGCAATGCATGGGAAAAACTCAGTGATGGATGCATTGAGTGTTGTTTCACTCATACCACCTGATATCGGTTTAAATAGTATTAAAATATTCTTATTAGAATATGTGAATGACAGTCCGCCAACCGATGAGTATGATGTATCTTTAACTAATACATCATAACCATCAATTAGAAACTTATTTAATAGTTGTTCTCTACATGATTCTCTATCATGTGACCTTATAATAATAACTGTTCTTTTACTAGACGATTTACTTGAATCTATCGTATAATTTAAACTAGAAAAATTACTTAATAATTTATTAATAGGCGAAGTTTTTGTTAGCATAACCTTTTTTTTTTAATTAATTGTACAAGTGCGTATCTGAGGTGAGTTCTGCATGTCGTTCGAGTATCTCGTCAACTACAGGATGTCTATGATTTTTGAGCAATTCAAAACTACCAATATTGGCAGATTCTTTTAATCGACTCATGAACCACATACCACTATCATTCCGTTTGCGCAAGTCGACTTGTTTTAAGTCACCGCAAATAATCATTTTAGTGCCAATTCCAATTCGTGAAAGAACCATTAAAGACTGCTCTTCGGTTAGGTTCTGTGCCTCGTCTACAATAACGAGTGAATTTGTGAATGTCCGTCCTCGCATGAAGGTAATCGGAACAATTTCTAGGACTTTACTTTCAATTAACTGATCATATAACTCAATCGAAGTATGGTCTTGGTCATTGTGTAGTATTGTTTTGAAGTTGGAGTATATCGGCGACATCCACGGCCCGAGTTTATCTTCAATTCCACCAGGTAAAAATCCATTATCTTCAGTGGACACCGTCGGTCGAGTGATTACAATTCTATCGACCTCTCTTTCTGCAAACTTTTTCAGTGCAGTATAACAACTTAGGAGTGTCTTACCACTTCCCGCCTTGCCGGATAATACGGTCAAGGTCTTTTGTTCTATTAATTCATCTGCTTGTTTTTGTTCAATGTTTAGTTTTTTTTCAAATTCCTTTATCTGATATTTCAGCTTTTTCAACCTGAACTGAGAATTAGAATGCGTACCCATCAATACCTCTTAGTGTTTTGTTTTCACGTTCACTAATAAGTATCTGAAATCTTTTATATATTCGTGCTATTTTAAGTCTTTATAGTTCGCACCGCACTGAACACTTACCTTGAAGTGACTGCCTTCGAGGATCTTAGAAACTTCATCTAGTATGGTTGATTCATCTGGATGTACATCAAGTAAAAATGCATCATATATATACAATATTAACTTGGACTTCTTATCAGATAAATATTGATTTAATTGTCGTATCTTGATAAAGTTTATCTCAGACTCGAATGCTTGTAGAAAGTAATTAAATGACTTTTGTTTAGAAAACCCATCCGTATTTATTTTTCGTTTATAAATCGGACTTTCTATGTGGGATTTATCTGCAAATGAATCTATCAATGTTCTCGCATTTTTATAGAAGTCTATGCTAGTTAATTCATCTGGAATATTTCCGTATAAGTGATAAAATGTTTTTTTCTTACTTTCCGCCAACTGCTCGTCGGTTAGGAGTTCTGCGTTGTAGTAGTGTTGTCCAAGTTGATAATGTAACGAACTATCACGACTCACCGCTGTGTGGGTGTATTTTGCTATTATATTCGGGTGGAATGCCTCGTAATCGAATAAGGCAAGGTAACCATCGGTAAATCGGGATACGTACCTAGAACGAGTGTTATCGTCCTTTCTGAGGGCAGCGTAGTTGACCTTGTTGAATCGGTTAGATGGCCTGCCTGTATAGTTCCATAGATAGTA